CAGGCGGGCATCGAGGGCATCGCCGGCGTGCAACTGGTACTCACGAAAGGCGACAAGGGCGATCCCGACGTCGGCCTGCATTGGGTGATCGGCGACGAATATTTCTACGATCCGCGCTCCTACCACTTCTGTTTCGAGGACAAGCGCTTCGACGGTCTCGCAAAGTGGATGGACCTCGATGCCGCCTGTGACATGTTCCCGCACAAGCGGGAACTGCTCGAAGGCCTGTTCGAGGGGGATTCCGATCTCACCACCAATCCGGATCGCGAGATCAAGTGGCTGATCTCGTCTGCAAAGCGTTTGCGCATGGTGGAGCACTGGTATCGCTACAAGGGCCAGTGGCGCTGGGCGTTTTATGTCGCGAATGTCCTGCTCGACCAGGGCGTGTCGCCGTTCTATGACGAAAAGGGCGAGACCACCTATTCCATCGAGGCATTCTCGGCGGCGATCGACCAGGACGGCGACCGCTACTCGTTCGTGCGCAACTTCAAGGGTCCGCAGGATGCCCTGAACCAGGGCAAGTCCAAGACCTTGGCGCTGGCGAACTCGCGCCGTGTCGTCGCCGAGAAGGGCGCGGTCGACGACGTCGAGATCGCGCGGCGCGAGATCGCCCGCCACGATGGTTACGTCGAGCGGAATCCCGGCAAGGATTTCAAGGTCGACGATACCCATCCGGACATCGCGGTGTTCTCGACTTTCACCGACGATGCCAAGAACGAGATGGAGGGCTTTGCCAACGCCAACATGGCGGCGATGCAAGGTCCCGGGTTGATGAACATTTCCGGCAAGGCGATCGAGCTTCTGCGCCAACCCGGCATGGCAGAGCTCGGCCCTTTCGTGATGGCCCAGCGCGCATGGAAGCTCAACATCTATCGCAAAATTCTGAACGCGATCCAGCGCCATTGGAAAGCCGAACGCTGGATTCGCGTCAACGACAACCAGAAGATGGCGCAGTTCATCCAGATCAACGGCGTCGATCTCGACGAATGGGGCCGATCCGTGATCGTCAACGCGATCGGCGCGATGGACGTCAACATCGTGCTGGATGAAGGCCCGGACGTCATGTCGATGATGGCCGAGCTCGCCGACAAGCTTGCCAAGTACCCGCCCGGCACCTTCCCGCCGCAGGTGCTGATCGAGATGGACCCCTCGCTGCCGCGCTCGGAAAAGGACCGCTTGCTGCAGATGATGGCGCCGAAACCCGAGCAGATGCAGGTCCAGCAGGCTCAGACGCGGCTGACAATCGAAGGTCTTGCCTCGAAGAATGCGAAGACAGCCGCCGAGACGCAGCGGACGATCGCGCAGGTCGAAAAGGAAATGGCCGCAGCCGCCGAGAAGCGCGCCAAGGTCACGACGGAAGCCGCAAGGGCGGGGCATCTGGCCAGCGCTTCGCATCTCGACGCTGCAGAATTCGTGCGGGATTCCCTGCTCGAAGCGCATCGCGTGATGCAGCCGTTCCTCAACCCGCCGAACTCGGCCGCGGCGATGCCGCAACGACCGATGCAACCACAGCAGCCTGCGCCATTTGGCGCACCCTTGTGACGGAGACGTCCGACATGATCCGCAACACCGTCCGCGGCGCGCTTACCGTCATCGCGCTTTCGCTTGCGATGCTGGCAAGCGCCTTCGCGCAGTCGCCGAACACGGACACCTATTTCTTTACGCCGGGCGGCGGTGGGGTGAACGGCTCGGTCGGCATGTGCCTCAACACGGCAAACCCGCCGCGTGCGGTTCCGTGCAGCAACCCCGGTGTGGCACCGAACCCGACTGGTCAGACGCCTTACCCGTTCAATCCGGTTACAGCGGTGCAGGCGACGCCGGTCACGGGCAACGCGACGGGAACGACGGGCGCGGTCGTCGGCACGCTTGCGGGAGCGGCGAGCAAGACGACCTACATCTGCGGCTTCAACGTGTACGCGATCGGCGGTACGGCGGCTGTGGGCCCGATCACCGTCGCCGGCCTCACCGGTTCCTCGCAGGTCTATCAAGGCAGCTCGAGCGCCGCCGGCGGCAAGGTGGCTGACGCGAGCTTCAATCCCTGCATCCCAGCAAGCGCCGTCAACACGGCGATCACGATCACCACGACGGCAGACGGCACCGCAACTGCGGTCGATGTCAATTCGTGGGGCTACCAGTACTGAGAGATTTTCATCATGGCGCCTGTTCCGAAGACCACGACGCAATCCGCTGCACCTTTGCTGAAGAACGCTTCAGCCGCGCCGATTGTCTATTTCGATAACGTCCCGCTGTATGGGTCATTCAGCGGCAATATCGAGATCGAGATTGGCGTGCGCGTTCTGATGCCGAAGCCGGATGGCAAGGTCGCCGTTGAAAACAACTGTGTGGCGCATCTTCGCTGCTCGCCGCCCGCTGCATCTGTCCTGATCGATGCACTTCAGAAGGGTCTGGCGCTGTACGCCAAGCAGCAACAGGACGCCGCAAACGAATTTCGCGAGCCCGACGACATGAACGGGACTCACCTCAACTCCTAACAGTTTCGGTCCGCGCCACCAGACGGCGCACGGTCAAGACGGAGAGACCGGCTTTATCTCTGCGTGTAGGCGACCACCATACGGCGCAACGCTGCAAATTCCGCTCACGGTGTCCAACAGAGAGCGCGGTCCGCATCCGACCAGACGGATGTACAAGGGTTTAGCCATTATGGGTCAAGTCAGGGAAGTCGACGCTATCGGCGAAGCGATCACCGCAACTGAACGGGAGATCGCCGGCGAAGCATGGGATATCGAAGATACGGATCCTGCAGACGAGACGGGCGATCGCGCGCTTGAGAGCATGGGCGATGGCCTCGAAGGTCAGCATGAGGCGGGTGAAGAGACCGACGAGGAAGTCTCCGAGGAGACGGATCAAGAGGTCGAACTCACCGAAGAGGAATTGCGCGAAGCTGAAGCGGCCGAGGCCGCAGCTGCTGCTGCAAAGCCTGGCCAGGGTGAACAGCCCAAGCCTGGTGCCGAGCAGCAACCGCAAGGCCGGGTGCCGTCGAGTGAGCATCGAAAACTCCGCGAGGAACGCGATGCCATCAAGACGGAGCGCGACGGTCTGAAGACGGAGATCGAAACTCTCAAGGCCAGTGGGGCCAGCAAGGGCGAGATTGACGCACTGAAGACGCAAGTCGCTGCGCTGACGCAGCAGCTGCAGGGGATTCGTCCCCCGCAGCCGCGAACGGAAGCCGACACCAAACCGGCGTCGGCGCCCGACCTCTTCGAGAATCCCACGGGTTTTGTTGAACACCTTCAGCAGGGTTTCGATGCCAAGTTGAACGGCGTGGTCAACACCATGCGAACCAATTTGGTGCAGATGAGCTTCGAGAATGCCGGCAACCGCCACGGTGCAACATTCACCAACGCGATGGCCGCGATCGACAAGCTCAATCCGCAGAACCCCGCCGATCGGCAACTGGTGCAGAGCATCTACAACTCGCCCAACCCTGGCGAAGCGTTGGTGCGCTGGCACAAGGACAGCGAAGCCCGCCTCGAAGTCGGCGATGATATCGGTAAGTTTCGCGACAAGATCAAAACCGAGACGCGTGAATCCCTCCTGAAAGACCCTGAGTTCATCAAGCAGGTTATCGCCGCCGCTCGCGGCGACGCCCAGCAAGGTGACAATGGCAGCCCGCGCACCACCACCCGCTTGCCGCCCTCGATTGCTCGCGCTCCCGGCGCGTCGCGACTGAGCGGTGAGAGGGTCGATCAAAGCGCGTCCGACGATACCGATCAGGGTGTCGCGGATGCGGCCTGGCGCTGACCGCTTTTTCACTGACGTCGATCAAGTAACAGTTGCCGCTGGCGGTTTGTCCGCCGGCGCGATCCGTCGCGCGAACGCGTGATGCCTCAGGCCATGCCCTCAAAGGACATCGGCCATGGCGCTGACGACCACTGCTGCAAACAACAAACTCATCGTCTTCCGAAAGGAAGTCTACCGCGAATACGTTCGCGAAAATCTGTTCTCGCCCTACATGGGAACGTCGATGAACTCGATCATTCGGGTCATCACCGATCTCAACAAGGGCGGGAAGAACGGCGGCGAGCAGATCAATATCCCCCTGCGCGCCCGTCTCCAGTCTCAAGGCGTCGGCCGCGGCACGCTGCGCGGCAATGAAGAAGCTCTCGACAACCAGGGCACCCGCTTCTGGATCGACTGGGCCCGCAACGCGGTCACGCTCGACAATGCCGAAGAGCAGAAGTCCTCGATCGATCTGTTCGCCGAAGTCAAGCCGGCGCTGGTGGATTGGGGCCAGGAGAAGCAGCGCGACGAGATCGTCGACGGCTTCTACGCGGTGCCCTCGCAGGCCGCGCCTGCGGGTCTCGGCTCCAACCTTGGCCAGCGCGTCAACGGCGTCCTGTTCGATGCCGCAACCGCTGCCCAGCGCAACACCTGGATCACCGACAACGCCGACCGATTGCTGATCGGTTCGGGCAACACGGCGAACCTGGTGGCGGGCAACTTCGCCGCTTCGATGGCGAATATCACCGGCGCGATGACCTTGTCGGGTGCGCTGGTCAACCGCATGAAGCGGTCGGCGAAGAAGGCCAATCCCCGGATTCGTCCCTTCAAGCTGAAGGAAAACGGCACCGAGTGGTTCGTGCTGTTCGTGGGGCAAGAGCAGTTCCGCGACGCGCAGAATGACGCGGACATCAAGACGGCGAACCAGAACTCCCGTGCACGTGAGCAGCAGGGCTACCTGAAGAACCCGATCTTCGTCGATGGCGACCTGCTCTACAACGGCGTCATCATCCGGGAAATCCCGGAACTGTCGCTGCGGCTTCCGGTGTTCTACCAGACCGCGGGTGCTGCCGGCATCCAGGTCGCGCCTGCCCATCTCTGCGGTCAGGGTGCGGTCGCCTGGTGCTGGGGCAAGATGCCGACGCCGACCTTCCTGAAGGAGGACGATTACCAGTTCCTCCGCGGCGCGGGCATCAAGATGTCGTACGGCGTCGGCAAGATCGCCAAACTGAACGCCGCCGGCAACTTCAAGGACTGGGGCGTCTACACCGGCTTCTTTGCCGCGGTCGCCGACAACTAAGGCCTGACGGCTGATTGATCCTGCGGCGCGGGCTTAAACAACCCGCGCCGCTTCTCCCTCATTCATTCAGGCCGAGGAGGCCTTACCCATGAAGAAACTCTTGAAACTGCGCGAGCTTGCGGTCGCGGTTAGCGCCGCTTTGTTCTCGCTCGTTGTAGCACTCGCGCTTGCCAGCCTGTTGGCCGGTCCGGTAGTTGCGACCACGCTCACCATCAGCAAGCAGAACACACAGCCGCCGCGCGTATTGCCCGAACAGGCGATGCACTATGTGCGGTTCTCGTTCAAGTTCTCCGACTGTCCGCTGCGGGCTGCGGATACCGCCTGTTCGATCCGCGTCGCGTCGCTGCCTTACAACGCGTTCCTGGTTGCGATCTCCAAACAGATCATCACCACGTTCAATCCGACGACGTCGGCAACGGTCGCTCTGGGAACAACGGGTCAGGGCACCGACATCATGGCCGCCTTCAACGTCTTCACCGGCCAGGCGACGACCGCTGTCTATGACACCGGTTTTGCCTCCGCGGGTGAAGCGGTGACCGGCAACGGCGCGACCTCGACCGGTGCGGCCGGCGGTTTCGACGTGTTCGCGACCTACACCGTGGGTGCTGCGGGCTCGCAGGGCACGCAGGGGCAGGTGATCATGATCATCCAGTACATCGCCCCGAACGACGGCATCTGCACGCCCGTGCCTGCCGGCGGCACTGGCGTCGCCTGCTGATCCATCAACTACCAACCGATGCCGGGGCTTTTAGTCCCGGCATCATCATCTCTCAGGAGAAAACAAGTCATGGCGCGTGCGCAAACGTCCGAATCTCCGATTGGTCACGTCACCGAAACCATCACCTATGTCCCGGGTCATGGCGATCCTCCGATCACGATGTGGGGAGGTGTGACGTTCCATGCCAACACGCCGAAGGAACTGACCGGTCATCCGGATGGCACCAAGCGCGAGCAGCTGAACATGGAGCTGATCGAGCGCGCGCGGGACAACAAGCATTTCACGGTCGGCGGCGCCAAACGCGCCAAGGCCAGGTCATCCGGTCCGGAAAACGCGGACCAGTACCGCGCCTATATGGCCGACTGGATGAAGGAAGAGCATCACGGCGAACGCGTGATCAATTCCACCTCCAAGCTGATCGAGCGCTTCGCCAAGGAACGCGAGATGCGCGTGCTCTGCGAGGTCGGCGCTAGCGACTATGACCTGATCGGTACGCTGTTCAATGCGCGCCTGGGCGAACTCGCCAAGCAGGAAGAGCTCACGGCCGAGCAGGTCTCTTCGCTGTGGGTGCAGCACGGCTTCAACGAACTGCCCTGGTAATCATCCGTGGCGATCAATTCTCCCTACCGGACACAGGCCGAGCTGATCCTCGAGGCGTTGAAGAACCTCGGCATCATCGCGGCCGGTCAGCCCGTCGATCCGGAGGACTTCTCCTACGTCAACGAGAAGATCGACCCGATCTTCCGCCAGTTGATGGGATTGGAGATCGTCGCCGTCCCGGATCCCAACAACATCCCCGCCGCGTGGTTCTCTTCGCTCGCCGATATCGTGGCGGGCGAGTGTGCAACCAAGTTTGGCCTGGTCGGGAAAGACCTAGAGGACAAGATCAACAAGGGATTGGGCGGCGCGGCCGGGACTGGCGTCCCGATCGGCGCGGGGACGGCTGCGCAAGCCCTGAAGATCATGACGCGCGGCCGGCCGACCTATGAGCCGCAGCGGTTCGTGAACTACTGATGCCCGGTCCCGTCACGATCCCGTTTCCTCTGTCGTCCTTTCCGGGTGCAAACCCGCAGGAAGGTTCGGGCCGGCTGATCAACGCTTACGCGGAGCCGTTGGGCGAGGCGTCGAAACCATCCTCTCCGGCACCACAGGTGTGGCGGGGCACGGCAGGCCTTACACAGTTCGCGCTGACCGCAGAGAACAACTATCGCGGCGGACTTCAGGTCAAGGGTATCGTCTACGAGGCGTTCCAATCGAACGTCGTCACGGTCGACCAGACCGGCGCCGTCGTCACGGTGCTGGGCAACATGCTCGGCACCAAGAAAGTCTCGATCGCAAGGAATCAGGCCGCTAATCCCGACGTCGTGGCGGTCGATCCGGACAACGGCGCCTTTGCGTTGACGGCCGCGGGCGTTCCGAATGCGCCGACGGCGTATAATGGCGGCGGAAATCTTCCGCAGCCGAATAGCGTGGCGTTTCAGGACGGCTACTTTTTCTTCACGATCGGCGACGGCCGCGTGTTCGCCTCTGCTCTTAACGCGCTGACGCAGAACGCGCTGACATTCACGACCTTGCAGGCGAAGTCCGACGTCACGCTGTTGCGGGGAATCCCTTTGAGTGGCTTGATGCTGTTCTTCACCACAGGGTCTTGCGAAGTACAACAGGATGCCGCGAACCCTGCGCCAGCCTATCCCTACGCGCGGGTGACGGTGCTGGAAACGAGCCTGGTGCAGTCGGCGGCGATCGCAGGTTATGAAGTTGGTTTCGGCGAGCTGTTGTGGGTCGCGAGTGATTACGGCGTGTACTGGATGACCGCGGGCTCGCTCTCCCAGCCTGTCAAGGTCTCGCCGCCTGATCTGGATCGTCTGATCGAGGCGCAGATAAAGGCTGGCAACCAGCTCGAGGCCGGCACGCAGCTCTATGGCGGGCGGAAGTTCTGGAATATCTCCTCGCCGGCCTGGACGTGGGAGTTCAATCTCGCGACCCGCAAGTGGCAC